AGAGTCAGTTTGTTTGTAACGCAATACAGGCATCGACTTGATGTTTGCCTGATTCCATTCCATTTCATGACCTTCATCCTGACCTTCTGCAAGGAGGAATTTAGCCTTTGGAGCAAGGGCAACTGACTCAGTAAGGGCAGTTGACCAGAAGTTATACATACGCTGTGGATCTTTAGCCATACGAGTAAGGCCAAACTTCTTCTTTTTGCTATCCACAATGAGCTGCTGACCATAAACAGGCACAACAGGAATGTAACTACCAGCCCAATCCCTTTGTTCAAGGATCTGCATACCAGTTAACTTACACCACTTAATTTGCTTTTTAATGGTTTCACGCTTAGAAACGACATAAATGCCAGCATCTTGCATGACTGTTTCTTTAGGTTTTTCATCTTCATAGCAAGTAGTTCCATCAGACAAAAGCAGCAATTTCATGCGCTTGCGTTCTGTATAGAAATATTCTGCTACACGAATATCTTCCCTTGTAATCCATTCGCTTTGGCTATCGCCTGTGCCACGAGGAGTAAAACCGCCTCCATCGTCTGCGCCTGGGTACATTTTGCGAAAAGCTTCCTTGCTAATCACTTCAGTAATTAAGCATTTCTCTGCATCTGAGCCATCAGGCTCATTGGAATTAGGATCAAAATACACCATAAATGGGTTTTCAATGCGCTTAATGTAGATTTCTTGATCAAAGCTATCAGGTCTTGGATAATCATGGGTAATTCGCCAAAATCCCCATCCCATACGAACTGCAAAGTCAAAAGCATTATCGTAAGCAGAATCAGCATCAGATTGGTTTTCAATATGTCGGCAAATGCCTGTAATGATCTCTGCTATCTTTTCATCAGAATCATTATTCATGCCATGAGCCTTCATACGAGGCCGTTGCTGACGTTGTTGATTGGTAATCTGTCGGCAATACGCATCAATCTTGTTGATGGTCAAATAAGGTCTAGACTCTAAAAGTCGGCTATTTTGGATTTCTACAGGCCATTGATCACCACCAGCAAACTTTAGATCGTCTAAAGCCTCTACTCGGTTGTTTGAATCATTGTCGGAACAAAATCGCAGAAACTCTTTAGCTTCTTCAATTACTCCTGATTCGTAATCATCGCCATCTTCTGTGGAATAGATACCACCATTGCCTGAGTCATAGACCGCCATATTAGTTCCTTGTTAGCTCATCCAGCTTGACACATCATAATTCATCGGCTTACGTTTCACAACTTTCTTCTCTTGAATCATAAGCCCAATGTACCTAAAAGCATCTGCTCCATGCGAATAATTGTCATGAAGTGGCTTTTGACTAAAAGCTTTGGTATCTGGATCTACATCGTACCGATAATGTCGCAAACAATCTAGCCCTGCTGCCGTATTATTTTTGTCAAAATAACATGATCCAAATATGGTTCTTGCAGCATTATTGAGTCAGCAATAGGAACTTTGCCAATAATTCTGACGTTATAGCCTGAGTTGCGAACAATATCTTCTAAGCTCCTACCATTGGCAGCCAAAGTCTTATTCTGAGCATCATGAGGCAAATACAAGGTGTCATAGACATATCCGAATGTCTGCATCCTAGCCAATATCTCGCTGATTGTGGTCTGAGTTGTTTCAAAATAACGAATTAACCTGGTTTCCATGCCTACAAACTGGACAAACCAAACTGCAGTTGCATCAGCCCACCCAATATCGAATACCGCCATTACTGGCTTGGTAGCATCGTAAGGCACATTGGTTATTCGCTGATCTTGCTCTGCTCTAGCCATTTCTTTAGCAAATACAGCACCATCAATGGTTGACCTTGTAAAGCCTTCCCATACGTTTTGATAGGCTTCAAAATCCCTAGTTCTAAGGGTATTTCTTTCAATATCCAATACTTCAGGAAACCAAGGGTTATCGTTCCAATTAACCTTTTGAACTACTGCGTTCTCAGGTGGGCTAATAACAAACCGCTTATAAGTTTCATCTGTTGGCAATTCTGGATTAAAAGTAACCCATATCTCGGATTTTTCCTTACGAATGGTAGGGATCAAAATATCCCAAGATACTGCTGTTACGTTGTTTGCTTCCTCTACCCAGCAGTAATCAATACCTTCAATAGACTTTAAGCCATTGATATTGTTTTTGATACCAGCAAAGATAAACTCTGTGCCGTTTACCCCTCTAATTGATGTCTGAGTAATCTCATATAAGCTTTCAAGCCTTAAATTGTAGATTTGATCTACCAAAAGCTTGTGAACTGAGTCTTTAATGGAAGTCTGAAACTCCCTGGCGCATAAGATTCTGACTGTTCTAGTTGCACCTATGCAAAGTAATGCTCTAGCTACAGAATGAGATTTACCAGCTCCACGCCCACCATAAAGAACACGATAACGGCTGTTTTTTGGTTCAAATAGGCATTTAAGTTTGGCAGGAAACTGGGGCCAAATAACCCCTTTTTCGTCAATCTTTGTTTCCATCAGGCTCTACAAAACTCATAGCTATTGCGCTAATGACTGTTCCATCAGATGAAGTAATGTCGGTAGCCTGTATTGGCTTTCCTTCTACTCTATCCATAATAATGTTTAACGCAGCAAGACTTCCATCTTCAGCTTCTTTAAAAATGCCTTCAATGATCTTTTCCATCTTTTCAGGATTGGCAAGAATGAACCTTTTCATTTGCTCAGTAAAAGGCTTCTTCTTGGCATTTTGATTGCCAATAGGAGCCCCTACTTTTTTAGGCTCATCAGGAATAATTGATTCTTGTTCCATGTCCATGATTTTATTGGATATAAAAGTTAGTAAACAATTACTTACTCATTAGCCATTGAATCGCTATTAGCTTCAACTTGATTAATCTCATCCTGTACTTGAGGATTAGCAGCACCTTCAGTTTGTACTTGCTGGATCTGTGGAGCAGCAATAGCCTGAATTTGGTCAATCAAGGGTTTAGCGAATCTATACGGCATTTGGTCACAATAAGCCAAAATAGCGTTTAGTTGTTCAATAGTGAATGTTACGTTCATTTATAATTCTCCTTAAATAAATCATCATTTTGTGGGCCACGTTCTTTGTATTCAAGAATAGTGTCTAAATGTTTTTCAAGCCATCCCAATCTTGTATTGCATTGTTGGCATAAAACCCCTCTATAAGTTTTTGGAATTTTATGGTCAATGCACATTTTTTTGGCTTTTATGCCACATATTTCACAAGGCTGGCTTCTTAAATATCTTACTTCGTCTAATGACAAACCATATTTTTTCCTAGCATCATAAGCTAATTGAGTATGCTTTTTTGCTGCGCTTAAAGTGCCATTATTGGAAAATTTATGTTTTATTGTCATTTTTTCTTTGATTTTGCTTTTGTTGCTTCTTTTTTAACAGCGTAACTGATGGCAACAGCTTGTTTTACTGGTTTACCAGCTTTTACTTCAGTTTTGATATTTTCTTTAAATGCTTTAGGGCTTGCTGATTTCTTCAATGGCATGGTCTTGCTCCGAGTTGTAGCCTTTTTAAGGGCTGGTTTACGAGGTTTATCTTCATCTAACAACTGCTGAAGTCTTGTTTCTCTAAATTTAGCTGATTCGTTGTTAAATGCTGCCCAAGAAGTGATGATTTGTTCTGTGGTCATAGACTTTGATTTCCAAGGCCATGCGTTTTTTAACCATTTAAGCATTTTCAGGCTCCTCTTGAAAGCAAATATCTTGCCAGCTCATAACTAGGTATTTAACGCCATCTTCAACATAAGGGAAGTATTTAAGATATTCCTCGCCTTTGTCATCGTTCATAGTGCCAAAGCGAACTCTAGCTCCTACTTGAATAGGCATATCTTCTCTGCGACCACCTGAAAGCTTTTTACCTGGGCCTACAGCTATGACTGTACCCATGTTTTCTACTTCTTTGTTATCAACAAAAATAATGCTAGAAAGCTCACGAACATCAGGCTTTACTACAATTTTGTCAGCTAATGGCTTGAGTTTCATGCTTTTCTTGGCCTTCCTGGTTTCTTTTTTGATTCAGAAATCAATACTGGTTCAGTCATCATTTGAACTATTTGCTCTAAAGCTAGACTTTCAGTCAGT